TCGGCGCCGCCGGCACCGCATGCCGCGCCCGGATCAACGCCTTATGCCGCTCCAACGCCGTCCGGCCACCCCACACACCATCCGGCTCCGCCAACCGCCCATCCGCCGTCACCGACGACGCATACGCGTCACACGCCACCATCACCGGACACGACAAACACACCTCGACCGCCGCCGCCTCCCGCGCCCGACGCTCCCGCTGCCCCTCCGGCGCGAACGCATCCGGCCCGTGATGAGCCCCCACATGCAGCGCCGGATTCCCCGCCATCCGCAGCGGCTCATCCGGATCCGGCTGACAGCCGCGGTACTTGAAGTGCGGGTGCTCCAGCCACACACGGCGCAACTCACTCGACGTCATTTCCGTCATCGGGGGCCTCCTTCCAGCGGCGGTATCAGCGACTCAGGCACGGACAGGACAGGGGAAACACGGCACCGCAACGCCTCCAGCTCCCGGTTCAGGGCGTCGTTGTCGTGGAAAGCACGGCCGGCCACCAGCCGCTCCGCGACCGCTTCTCGGCGCAGCCGCCGGCACCGGGCCCGGGCAAGCAGCGAAACGGCAACCGCCGCGGTGAACACCGCGGCGGCAGAACTCACGCGAGCCGCCATCGCGGTCTCACCTCCATAACCAGGGGAAGGGACGAACAAGGGTCAGGGCCGGTACAGGGCATTCGTGCGGGCCGCGCCCTCCACGGCCCGCCGCGCCGCCTCCTCGGCCGCCTCCTCGGCATCCAGGACCGCGGTGTCGTGTGCCTCCTGCGCCGCGGTTGGCATCCCCCGCCACGCGGCCAGCACCTCCGGCCGCCGCGAATACGCCGTCGGCCGGTGCCGCTCCCACCACAGCACCGGCCACATCGCCAGCGCTGACAGCAGGTAGACACCGGGGATGGACAGGCCGGCGATCCAGGCAGCAGACATGACGGGACCTCGATTCGGCGCGTTGGGCCGTTGAAGGATGAGGTAGAGCAGCGCCCCGGAAGCGGGGGCCTGGAGGACGAGGAGCCCACGGGGCCCGCACAGCGGGCCCCGTCGACTTCAGGCAGCGGTCTCGAAACCGGCCAACGTCGTGCCACGGTCCTGAGGACTGTGGAGTATGGATCGCAGCCGCTCCCCGATCCAGGCACCAACCTGGGGGGAGACGGCGTTGCCGAAGCCATCGACCTGGTTGCGGGCGGAGCCCCAGACGATGAAGCTGCCCTTGCGTCCGCCGAAGTCGACATCGAAGCCGCAGCCGCGGCCGACCTCGTGCGCGGCCATCATCCGGAAGTAGCACTCCTCGAGCGGCAGCTCCGCGAGCGATGCCCGCCACTCGGCCATGAGCAACGCCGTCGTGTCGCGGGCGGTGAGGGTGCCGAGCGGGTCGGAGAGCGGGTGCGGAGCCGTCTCGTTCCCCGTGGTCCCGTTCTGCTTGAACCAGCCGGCGGCCGACAGCAGGCCCGGGATCTGGTCGGAGGTGACCGTCGGCATCGCCTCGCTGTGCACCACAGGAATGGTGTTCTTCCGGAACGGAATGACCCCGGAGGACACCACAGCGAGCGTCTCGGAGCCGACCTGGGTGGGCAACGGTTCGTCAGCGCCGCGCGGGCCGCCCTGGTAGTTGTCCACCGCGACCGCCAGCCGGGACACGATCGGCGTCCCGGTCGACAGAATCGACGTCTCCTGCTGACTGGTCTGCGTCGCCATCGGCTGCCACAGGTGCTTCTCCGAGCCGTGCACGGACTTCGCCGGCATGAGCACCGCGGGAAAGTCCGCGAAGCGCTGACGGCACCGCTCGGCGCGCGCCATCGTCGCGGGCGCCAAGGGCTTGGCGCGGTCACCGATGCGGGTACCGAGATCGGACAGGTCGAGCGCGGCCAGCGACGGCGTGAAGGGCGGCACGACCTCGCGACGGCAGGACGGGCAGCGGTAGTCGTACTGCTTGCCGTAGTTCACCGACCCGGTCGGCGGAATCCCGGTGCGCCAGGTCCACACCGCCTCGACGTCCTTGTCACAGTGGTGGCAACGCGACACCGGCCGGTGCTCCAGGTCCGGCATGGGCAGGGACTTGTCGACGAACACCCAGTAGCCGCGGTTCCGTGACTGCGGCACCCCGAAGAACTGCGAGTTCAGGAAGAGCACCTTGTGCCGGTAGCCGAGCAGATCGAACTGCTTGAGCCACCACCGGTACGTGGAGCCGTCCCCGACCTTCTTCCGGCCGGGCAGCGCCGGCCCCCACGACTGCAGCTCGGTGGTGCACTCCACGAGGATCATCCGCGGATGGTGCTGCGCCGCGTAGTGGAGGACGCAGTTCGCGGTCGCGCGGTCCCGCTCGGACCGCGTCACCCGCTCCTCGTACTCGGGGTCCTCCAGCTCGAACAGCGTCAGCCCCTGCGCATAAGCCTTGATCGTGTTCGCCTGCGAGTGGTTGACGCAGCTCACGCCGGCGACCAGGAGGTCGGCCGGGGGAAGGTCCCGGGCGTCGTGGTAGTCCGCCGCCTCGGGGTCGACGAGATCAGCGATCCAGTGCTCGGCGTGCGGATGGTTCGCCTCGTGGACCTCGACCTTGTAGCTGTTGTGGTTCGCCGCCATGATCGTGGTGAACCCGGCCATCTCGATACCGCGGGTGAGCCCTCCGAAGCCGGAGAACAGGTCGACCGCGACCAGGTCGTCGTGGCGGAAACGGCGCCGCCTGACGGCCGGCCGGTGCGTGGCGGTGCGGGCCCTCGTCTTCTTCGACGCAGTGGACATCAGGCAGCACTCCTCTCAGTGGTGCCGCCCTGCGCGGCCTGGTTGAGTTCGGTGATGCGACCGTTCAGCAGCTCGCGGAGCGTGGCGGTGCCGCCCGTCTTGAGCGGGACCTCCTGGTCGGCGACCTGGTGCTTCTCGGCGTCCAGGACGATCTGGGCCAGAGCGAGCGAGTTGTCCCAGCACTCCAGGGCCTGCGTCCGCAGCCGCGCCAGGTGGTCGTCGACCTGACCGGCCGGCGCCGCGGGCGTCTCCTCGCGCCTACCGCCCGCCTGGCCGCCAGCGGTGTCCTGCTCGAGAGGGTTACCGCCGGACTCGATGATCTCCAGATCGGACGTCGTCCACAGATCCAGCGCCATCCCGAACCGCATCCCCGCATTACGGATCGCGTCGCCGATGACCTCCTTGATCGCGTCACCGCCGGTCTTGTCACCGGCGTGCCCGTACCCGAGCCGGGTCATCCCGCACACCGTCAGCCGGATCCACAGACCGCGGTAGCCGTCCAGCTGCGGCAGGCCCCGCTCATCGACCGTCAAGGGCTGCCAGTCCCAAAACGGGTCGACGTTCAGCAACCGGTTCGTGGCCTCCGCATGCCCGACGTACCGCAGGTCGATGTGACCGCCGTCCGGCATCCTCTGCTTGCACTTCCCGCACTTGACCATGCGGTGCTGCTGGCAGCCCTGCCCGCGGGAGTTCTTGCAGGCGCCGCACCACACGCGCGGCAGAAACCGGATCTCCTTCGGGTCGAACGGCTCCCGCAGCTTGTGCAGGGCCTCGATCTGCTGCTCCCGGGTGTAGCCGAAGGTGTTGGCCGGCCGTGCAGCCTGGTTCAGGGTGTGCGAGGTCTGGCCCTCCGCCATCGTGCCGGCGGGGGCCTCCGTGGCATGCGCCATGTGAGGTCTCTCCTATAAGGGTTTGTGCGATGTTCGGGGTGTCAGGCCGGCCCAGTGTCGGCATCCAGACCAGCCCGCACCCGTGAGGTACTACTCGGCGGGCTCGCCCAGCCGATCCTTCAGGCACGCGATGGCGATCGTGCCCGGATACACCGGCACCGTCGACTCTTCGTTCATCTCCGCCGCCCGCATCCGGAGCCCCTCCAACAGGCCCTGCTCCACGTGCAGCGTCAGCTTCGTCGTCTCCACCGGCTTATCGCTCGAAGACTGCCACTGAGACCGCTCACCACGTGGCCGGTCCTCCACCACGTTCCACCCGGCCAGCTGCGGAGTCCACGACCCGTCCAGCAGAGAACGCAGACCGTCCCCCATCACCTGGTCCAGGGTCATGCCACGCTTAGCAGCAGCCGCCGCCACATGCTCAGCGAACGACCTGCGCACCACCAGCCGCAGCACATCACGGTCCTCACCGGACGGACGGTCCACGCCGAGTTCCTCCGCCATCCACGAGATCGCGATACTCGACAGCGTCACCCGATAGCCGGCCCGGTCAGTCAGCTCGGAAGTCACCTGCTCCACCTGCTGGCGCAGGTGGTTGTCCACCTGAAGCTGCAGAACAGTCTTCGTCTGAGCCTTCAGCTCACGCTGGGCCTTCTGCAGCGCCCCCCTGGCGTGGGTCCTGAGCGTCTTCGGCGGAAGCCACCCGGAGTCCAGGACAGCGCGGAAGCCCTCCTCCACCAGCGTCTCCAGAGACCAGTTGAGTTCCGCCGCGGCGGCCTTCAAAGACTCCTTCAACGCCCTTGTCATGGTCAACGACAGCGGCGACTTCTCCACCGTCATGGACGGGTCCGTGTCGCGAAGCGACACCCACCCGCGGGGGGCCAGGAACGCCTCGATAGCCGCTGCTTCGTCGTGCTCTCCGTACTTCTTCAGCTTGGCGACACCACGGGCAGCGCGTTCGCGGGGCGAGTCGGTCACAGGTCGGGTCCTTCCGGCGGGGCGCCGGCCAGACCGGGGATGGCCGGGCGGGCGCTTGAGGGCATCTGCCACGCCAGTTTCCTCCATTCAGCATGTCGACGCCATGCCAGGGTGCGGCTTTGGCGGCCGGAGCGTGTCGCCCCAACACCGCCAACAGTACCCGAATCAGCATTGCGCCACAATGCTGATTCCTCTAGGGTGGAACCACCGCACCACACCAAGGGGGAACACCATGAAGCTGACGTCGAAGCAGACCACCACCAAAACCCTCACCGACCTGCTGCGCTCCATCGACCACCAGCACGCCGTCACCCTCACCTACCGCGCCGAAGACGGCACCGAGACCATCCGCACCATCGAACCCTGGGACATCCGCACCACCAAGGCCGGCCGCATCCAGCTCCGCGCCGGCTGCCGCCTCCGCGGCGACGCCCGCTCCTTCTACATCGACCGGATCGTCTCCTACACGACCCACCGGATCGCCTTCGTCCTGGAGCAGCCGGAGGCAACGACCCCCGCCGGGCGCGGCATCGTGGTCCGCAGCACCAACCAGCTCATCGCCCGCGAACTCGGCCGCGACTACCTCCCCCGCACCGCCGTCACCCGCTCCACCACCGCACTCGCCGCCTGAGAAGGAGCACCAAATGGTCAACGCACGCCTTGCCAAGGAGACCCATCACGTCCAGCTGGAGGTCAGCGGCGTCCCCCCGATCACCGACGCATTCGGCGAGAGCGCCACCGTCACGGGCCTCCGTCTGACGTACCGGGGACACGACAGCGAGGTCGGTGCCATCCGGTTCACGACCGCCGACGACAACGACCTGTTCGTGGCAGACGAGGACATGACCCCGGCCAACTGGCCCACGTGGCTGCGAGAGGTCATCGACCAGTACCGCCCGGTTGAGCGTCCCGAGGGCTGCCCGGACTGCTGCGCGCCTGCCGTAGGCAGCCGGATCCCGACCCACACCCCCAAGTGCCCGCGCAACGACCCGAACTTCTGACCCCGCGCATGACGAAGGCCACCGCCCCGAACCGGGTTGGTGGCCTCACATACGGATCACGCAATGCGCAGCATAACCCGCGACCTTGCCACACCACCAGCCCCAGCACGGATCACACTGGATGCCATGGCGATACAGCGTCAGCAAGCCCTGCCCGAGGTGGACTCGGGGCCGCGCCGGCGGGTGTGGTGCGAGGACTGCGGCCGCGAACTGCGGGACGTGATATCCCGGCAGCGGCGCAAAGGGCCGGAGTGTGATCCCGAGCCGCGGCACGGCCACGCGCGGTTCGACGTCGAGCAGGAACCGCTCCCCGGGATGTGAGCCGGGCGGCCGGCGTCTGACACGTCGCGCAGGGCCGGGGGAACGGATTCCCGTTTCGGCCGTAGCGTGATCCGAGACGGTGGGACCCCGGCCCGCACCCCCCTCCACCCCCATGATCAGGACTTTTACGG